ATCTCAGATACGGAACAATAATGATGAAACTCTAAGTCTTCTGTGGTGTCACATATATAACAGTTAGTACCTTTAACGTAATTTGCTTTTGCCCGATCTCTGATGTATTTAACTTTATCGCGTTTTAATTCGGCCATTTTTTTAAGTTCCAATTTTTCAGTTATCTAATTATAACGTTACACAAGATCAAAGTCAAGAATTATTTTTTTGATGCTTATGCCCTATATAAACTCTATTACCACAATCAATTTCTTTTATTAAAACCCAGAACAGCTCGTTTCATAACTATATAATGCGTATCTTAAAGCATCCGCCATATGAGATGCTTCATTGTGTACTGGCTTCTCTTTTATTAAAGCCTTATTTGGATCCCACTGATATTGATCTAAAGATTTTAAAGTCTCTCTGCAATCAAAATCTACAATTAATTTATCATTATCCGTGATAGAAGCTATAAAACCTATCCCATCAAGAACTGACTTCTTAGCATTAGTACATGATATATCATACATTTGAGCGAAATCGAACTTTGTCTGAGCAGCTGCCGAGTCTATAAAAACATAGTCTACATCCCACTTATCCATTAATTCTTTAATTGACTCAGCATGTTGTTCAGTTGTTCTTTCAGCATTATAGTACTCATCTAATACATAATAAGTTTCAGTATTCCAATCATAAGCTACAATAACTAATGCAGTAGGATCACGAAATCCAATGTCAAGCCCCGCGATCACGTCCATATCCTTATGAATATACATATCTTGTAGACTTTGAGCACAGAGTTCATAATTAAAGTTCCACACCTGACCTTCGAATGTGTTAAAGTCTGCCATATACTCTTGTTGAAATTCTGCGTGAGACATAGAGTTTCTAGCATCTTCAATATCTTCTTCAGATATACGTGGATTATCGTGATAAGTAGCCTTTATGGAAACCCAAGTAGGATATTTAGTGGTAAAACCCCGCTGAAAGAAACCAGAGAACCAATTATTTCTACCTCGGGGTGTACTAATAAATATAGCTTTGGAGTTCTCTTTATCTAGAGTAGGGCGAAGGGCTACATTAAAGGCGTCTTCCCCATGATCTGAAAGTGCGGCCTCATCAAATATAATAAGGTCGTAAGAGCGACCAACACAACTATCAACTTGGTTAACCGAACCCATTCTAATAATAGATCCATTGCTCATCTCTATAACTTTATCTTTAGCGTTATCTTTAGTAACTTCTAAGTCAAAATGCTTTATAAGTTTTCTTTGTAGCTCAAAGGATATTTGAGATAAAGAGTAGTTAGGTGACATAATAAGAATTTGACACCCAGGTACTAAACTAACCATCTGACCAATAATATTAGCTATATAAGTCTTTCCTTGACGACGAGATAAAGCAGCACATACAAATCTATATTGCGGATCATTAATTGCATTTAAAATTGCAATCTGAGAAGGTATGGGTTCTAGCCCTAGAAGATCTAAATAATTACTAATAGGTATTTTTAAGAATCTTCTAGGGTCTTCAGTATTTACAACATAGTCTTGGATTATATTTTCTCTACTTATCTCTATCGCCATTACTTTGGTACTCCGTAGGTTTGAGTTGTTTCACCTTTATTTAAAAACTGTTCTAACATTTTTCGGTCTTCTTCTGTATCATTCATACTACTTAATGATATATATATTGCAAAAAGTCCTGTTATTATTGTCATAATTGTAGGTATTAGTCTGCGCCAGCCTTGCTCTTGCTGATACCACTCCCATAGTTTTGGGACTCTAGTATAAATATTAGCTCCATCATACTGTGCTTTTGTTGTCTCCATATCTGCCATTCTAATTCTAAGCTCTCTAGAGTCCCCATATAGTTGGTTCACATCCTGCATAGTTTGTGCTAGCTGGGTACGGCGTTCCATATCTGCTAGTAGTATTACTTCTAGTCTCTCGAAAAATCCATCTAATTTAGTAACTAAAAGAAGGTGTTGTTCTGCTAAAGATTGTTGGTTCCTTAGCATTTGCTTAGAAGTTTCTTTACTCAAAACAGAGTCTGTTACTAATTGGTCTATTTTTAATTGATTTTCACAAGGTGCTGTCATTATTTATGTCCAATATTAACACCTAACAGGTGCCTTAGTGAACCACGTCAACGATCGGGCAGTCCCTCCAAATTTAATTTTTTTAAAAAGCCTTCCGCTTCGCTAAGACTAATATGTTTGAATTGTCGTCCCTGAAATCTAACTATCCACCTACCCCTTTTGAGTATTATTTCTCCCAGGGCTTCTTCCATTTGAATTCCTCTTGTTTAGGTGCAACTTCCTCTAGTATTTCTTCAACTAGGTCATCTTCATTAAGATAACTTTTAGCTGCTTTTTCTGTAGGGAATTTTAGAAGCTGCCCATTATCTAGTCTAACACACCAGTGGTTTCTTTTTTGAAATATTTTACTCATTATTCACCTCTATTTCTTTAGCTATTCCTGTACCTTTAAATAGCTTATCCATTAGGGCCCCGTAGTTCCCTTCTCCAAACTTATTATTAGTAGAGTTTATTTGAACATTTGTTTGGGTTGCAGGCCCCGATACTTGTTGGGCTTTGATTTCGTCCATACGCATCTTGTGCGCTAGTTCTAATATCTTAATTAAATCCATAGAGGAATACATCTCAGACTCACGAGCTTCTTCTATTTTGGATTCAATTATCTCATCCATAAGAGCGCCTAGCTTGTCTCTGTTCCTATACCCCATATCCATATAAATAGTATCTAAGTAACGTTTAACTTCAGTTTTATTTAGTAATTCCACAGCTTTAGCCGTACTAATACATAAAGACTTAGCGGCCGCTTCAATGGAGCCACACTGTATATATTCATTGGCTAGATCTAGCCCTTCTGGGGATACTGCGATTTTCATTTTTATTACCTTATTAGTTGAATATCATTTATAAATATCACTCGCTTCTCCAAACACACCAACTGCCTATCTAATATCTCCTGCATCGTCTGTCATTGCGTCTATATAGCTGTGATAAAGACTCTCATGCTCAAGGATAATCCCTTTACGGTCAACATCATCAGACCGCCACGCAAAGCCCCCGAAAGTGGCGACAGCCGACCAAATAAGAAAAGCCTTGAATCTGCCTGCTGCCCTGAAATACACTACCAGCTCTCTTAACAGCAAGTCTCCGGTTGCTTTTGGCATTGGAACTGTGCAAGGGACCCAACTCTCATCGAACGCTTGAATCGAATAACATCCTTCTGGAAAGACGCCACGATATTGATAAATGAAATCGTGAGGTAGCCCCGGCCCGTCCATAATTCCATGCGGAGCCAGACCGAGGATACTCCAAACAAGGCGTGGGATGCTTGCGCCGTCAAAAAGAAAGTGTTTCGGTGTTTCAAGTTTATAAACAGAGCCCTTATGCTCGAAAATATAAGGGTTAACACCCTCAGTGATCGACAGGCTTTTAGTTACTGATCTGCATAGCGGTTGGCCTGCGGTTAAAATATTCACTTATCTTCCCATACTCATATAACTGTCTGGTAGTGCGGCAGATCATAAAAGTCTTGGTCATTTAGGACATAATCGCTATCCCAGTCTGACCCAGATACAATCACGATTCCGAGCTTTCGTGCTGTAGCTCGGACAAATCCAATGAAGTGATAAAACCGCTTGATGTCGTTCCAGTCTATAGGGTAAGGAACAACATCAACTGCATATCCAATTCCATTTTCTTTTGCCTGATGTTTTGATTTTTTAATAATACCGTCGCAGTTGGTAACGATCTTGCCAGGCATAGTACGCCCTTGCGCAAACAGTTGTTGTTGCTCCTGAGTCGTTCTAAGCCCACTCACGACAGCACAATCGACCATCTTGACTATATCCTCAAACAAGGTAACGAGTTTATCATTTTTGGTTGAGTAAAGGTTAGTGCGCGACCTGTTTCCAAAGTTTGGCATTATCTTATCTCCCTATTCATTTTGCCAGATTCACTTTAAACACATGAATTATCGGATTAGGCTCATAGTAATCTGCCAAATGATCGGCTGTTGACTGTGGAATAAATATTCTCTGTGTCGCTGGATCGTAAGCGGCCCCGCCAATATCTCTACGGCCAGTTCTTGAGGATGTTTCATCGATAAATGGTAGATCAAGTTCAATCCGTGCATAGGGAACAACTTCCCAATATTGTTTTTTACCACTCTTGACATCGAGAAAATCATTGGCATCATAGGCCCAAATTTGAGTTACATACGGATAGGCATGCCCTCCTTTGGTACTATTGACTGGATCATAACACCAGTGTCCACCTTGCCCATTTGGTTCTCTATGTAATGATATGTCTGAAGCCCCTGTGCCGTAACAAGAGTCACCCTCACCTGTCATGCCAAGGCCATGCTTTCCAAAAATCAATACGCTGTCCGTGCCTTCAGGAAATACAACTCCCGATAAATTCGTAGAACTGTTGTAAAATAGGCTGTGACCGTTTGTATAGGTGCCGAGGGTTTGATGAGAGTCTGGGTATCCGAAAAATATCTCTGTTGGGGCAGGATCTTTGTTACCGATATCG